AGATGATTTGCCATTTTGAGGGAAAGGGTGAATAAAAATGACAGCAGACACAGCAATAAAAAAGTTGAGAAATAGATCAATGAGCATCAGACAAATGGCTAATGCGATTGCAGAAGTCACAAACTACCAAATTAGCGAAATCGAAAGTATGGGGGACGAAGAGATTGAGGCAAAGTATACCGCGTTCGTCATTAACGAGGCGAACGAGTACGCGAAGTAAATATAATGCGAAAAAAGTTGTTATTGACAATATAAAGTTCGATAGCAAAGCAGAAGCAGCTTATTATCAGCAATTGAAACTATTAAAAATGAGCGGGGAAGTAGTGAGTTTCGATTTACAGCCAGAGTTTGTGCTACAAGAAAGCTTTCGGAAAAACGGGAAGCTATATCGAGCGATTAAATATAAAGCTGATTTTCTCGTTCGTTACAGTGATGGACATGAGGAATTAATCGACATCAAAGGAATGTTAACAAAAGAGTTTCGAATCAAACAAAAACTTTTCGAACTGCGTTATATGCAATCAATTAAGTGTTTGAAACTGAAAGGTCGAAATTTCGTGGAGGTGTGACAAATGACAGTAATGGAGATAACGAAGAGTAAAGCGAGGCAGCGGGAAATTATTAGTTATATAGCAAATAACGATGTAGAACTAGACGAATTACTAAAGTTGCAAAAAGAACTCAATCAACTAATGAACGAGAATACAATAGAAAAGCAAAAAACTTACTGGACCAAAACGTTCGATCGCATCGTGAAAAAGAAAAAATGGGCGGAAATTACAATTCGTGAATTCGCTGATTTACGTAACGCAGGGCTAACATGTTACGCAATTGCTGAGCATTTCAAAGTGTCGAAGGCTGTAGTTTTCAATTACACACAAAGAAACAAAAAAGAATACTATCAGATTTTTGACATGAACGAATATCAAAAAAATAAGGAGATTTGGAATGATTGATAAAGTAGCGAAATTTATTGGAGCTGTTACTATTTACACTCTGTGGGTCCTAGTGCTGATTTTTGTACTAGGATTAGCGGTTAAAGGGATTTTATGGATTTGGGGAAATATGTTTTAGGAGGATGAAAATGCAAATTGAAAAGTTAAATGTATTTACAAGAGAAACAATTTGTGACGGAAAGGACGTAGAAATCGCTAATTATAATATTGAATTTGAAGCAATTAGTGAAGAATCTTTTATTGATACAGCTGAAAAGGTTGAGAAAATAAGGGAGTTTATCGAAAATTTATAAAGTGATGGGGGCGACTTTATGGGACAACTATTCAATCTACCACAAGTTGAAGATATTAACTACATTCAGACAGTCAGAGCAGTAAGAAAGTTCTTTAAAGACTATTTAATGCTGCGTGTAATGGCAGGAAGTCGTAAATTGCCAACAATGACGACAACATACAAATTAACGCCACCGAATTTCAGTAATGAATTTCATTCAAAAGTAGAAGATGCTGCAATTCATAATGTCGATAACGTTCATGCAGCACAAGAAGCGGTTAAAAAATACGATGCTATTTTGAATCAGCTTGAGCACATTCATAGAAAGATACTGTTTGAGAAGTTCATTCATAACTTACAAGATATAACTATTATGCTTGATATTCCTTACGAAGAAAGGCAATACAAAAGAGAGAAAAGGAAGGCTGTTATTGAATTAGCAACAACACTTGGGATTGAAGTGCTAAATTGAAAATGGCACTTTTCTGGCACTTTTTGAGCAAAAAAAGGTGATAAAATGTTATTAGTGAGAAGTGAAGATGATTACAAAAATAAAATCTTATATTGAGTCTGCGCTCCACTTCTCATTTATAATCTTATGATGATATAGCAGGAGATTGCTATGTTGCCCGGCAGAGGCTTTGTATCTGGGCACTAGTCTCAACAGATGACGACACTTCTGTTCAATCTCATATCCTATCCATACTGGATGTAAAACACGCATGTGGCGCTGACTGGTGCGTTAACCAGTTTTTTAAATATATAGCCCTTTCCATCTGTTGAAAATTGAGCAGGTGGTTTTTATTTGGTATAGTGAAAAATAAAAGGGTGTTGCAAATGAGTTTTATACTAGAGGTTGGGAGTTTAGCTGACTGGGTAAGTGGGTTAGCGACAGTAGGAGCATTGTTTTGGGCTATAAAATTAAATAGTAACGAAAATAGAAAAAGGCTAACCATATTATTTAGACATTCATTTGTTAGCAAAAAGAACGGTATAATTATAAGTGATGGAAAACCGAAAGTTTTTATAATTACTCCTGTAAATAATAGTAAATTTAGCTTGGAAATTAATTTTAGACAAATATTATTAGTGCCAAGTTTGATGGATAGATTATTATTTAGAGCAGAACCCAAAAAATTATCAAACATAGAAGCTCTTTTAAAACAGTTGGAGAATAAAGCGAATTGGCAAATTATTAAACCTAATTTATCCGGCGAACCAATAATGTTTGATTATGAATTTATTGTTAAACAAATTAAAAAATATGCAGATGGCAAGAGATTTAATTTTGCAATCGAAATACAATTTATAGATTCAACATCAAAAATATTTAAACATAAAGAGAAACTTGAGTTAAGAAAAATAAAGGGCCTGTGATGGTCCTTTTTATTTTATCAAAATAAGGGAGTGTGGTGATATGTAGTGAAAACGGAAGAGAAATATAAAATCTTTGCTAAAACCTATGTAATGAATGGGTTTAACGGTAAAGAAGCTGCCATATCAGCAGGTTACAGTACTAAGACAGCAGAGCAACAAGCTTCTAGGTTGTTAAGGAATGTTAAGGTGCTGGAACTTATAGATGAAGAAATGAAACTACTTTCAAAACGTATGCAGGATGACGCTTCGAAAATATATGCTGAATTATGGAAACAGGTTAGAATGATTGACGATAAAATGGCGAAGCATGAAGAAGCATCTCGCAAGTTAAGTATTACCGATGCTCGTAAAATAACTGCGATAGCTGATATTAATAATTTAAAGGCGAAAATAAGGCGAACTGAATCCAAAATTAAAAAAATGGATGGAAGGAAAGCTGATGAAGGAAAATTTAAAAAAGAGTTATTGGAAGAATATGACGAACTAAAAATTCAACTAGAAGAGCTTGAGGATAGTGTAAGTGAAATTTATGAAGAGAACAGTACATCGAAGCGGGATTTATTGTGGCATAAAGATTGGAAAGAAATACTATCTTTAAGAGCGCAAATACTTCAAGACTTATTCGATAGATCGGGCTATAAAGAAACAAAAGACATGCAGGATAGGCGTGTAGCTCTTCTTGATGCACAGATTAATAAGCTTGAATTAGAAGCCAAAAAAGATTGTAAGGATTCTGGCTTTGCAACAATTATCATGTCAAATGTTGACGAAATGCAAGCCTACCTTGATAAAAAGGCAGGTGGCACCGATGAACGCGACGATACACAAACAACTAATTGATTACCAGGTTATCAATGTAACAGATATGATTAATCCTGCTTTTTATGACTTGTGGCTATCTAAACATAATCACATCATAGCTAAGGGCGGACGTTCTTCTATGAAGTCGTCTGTTATCAGTTTAAAGCTCGTAGAAAAGAAAATGGCTAATCCACAATCTAACATGGTGTGTCTTCGTAAAGTAGCTAATACGCTCTATAAATCAGTGTATCAGCAAATCAAATGGGCTTTGTATGAAATGGGCGTTGCTGACCAATTTAAGTTTGGTAAGTCACCAATGGAAATCATCCATAAAGAATGGGGAACGGGTTTTTATTTTTCTGGTTGTGATGATCCCGCTAAACTAAAATCGATGAAAATTCCGGTGGGTTATGTTAGCGATTTGTGGTTTGAGGAATTGGCGGAATTTTCCGGTGTGACTGACATTGATGTCGTAGAAGATACGTTCATTCGTGAAGATTTGCCGGATGGGCAAGAAGTTACAATATACATGTCATTTAACCCGCCGCGCAATCCATATGAATGGGTGAATGAATATGTAGATAGTAAGCGAAGTGACGATGATTATTTAATACATCACACTACTTATTTGGATGATGAAAAAGGATTTTTATCTAAGCAAATCATTAAGAAGATTGAGAAATACAAAAAGAATGACCTTGACTACTACCGCTGGATGTATCTAGGCGAGGTAATAGGCCTTGGTGATAATGTTTATAACATGAACCTGTTTCAGCCGCTTAAAGCTATTCCTGCGGATGACAGGCTTATTTTAATTGACTTTGCTATCGATACGGGGCATCAAGTGTCAGCTACAACATATCTAAGTTTTGGTCTCACTGCAAAAAGAAATGTTATTTTGCTTAACACATACTATTATAGTCCTGCTAATCAAGTTGTTAAAAAAGCACCTAGCGAGTATTCAAAGGAGTTGCGAGATTTTATGACTAAAGTAGTTGGAAACTACAATACAAATGTTGATATGCAAACAGTAGATAGCGCAGAGGGAGGGCTTCGCAATCAATATTATAAAGATTACGGCGTTAGCTTACACCCCGTCGCAAAAGGTAAAAAAGTGGATATGATTGACTTTGTGTGTGATTTACTCGCGCAAGGTCGTTTTTATTATCTTGATATTCCAGAAAATCAAATATTCATCGAGGAACACCGGAAATATCAATGGGATGTCAAAACAGTTAATACAGATAAGCCTGAAGTCATCAAAGAAGACGATCATACGTGTGATGCTTTTCAGTACTATGTAAAAGACAATCTAAGGAAGTTAGGGCTCAAATACTAGGGGGGGAAAACCTTGATTAACCAAATAATCGCAAGCGTGAAAGGAGTGATGCGGAGAATGGGACTATTGAAAGCACTGAAAGATGTAAAAGACCATAAAAAAGTAAATGCTAATGATGAAGATTATAAGTATATCGATATGTGGAAACGGCTATATCAAGGGCATTACGCTGAATGGCATAATCTCAATTACGAACACAATGGCAATCCGGTTAACAGACGTCAATTATCTATGAATTTGCCGAAAGTTACAGCTAAGTACATGTCTAAACTTCTTTTTAATGAGAAAGTGAAAATCAATATTGATGATAAAGCCGCTGAGGAATTCGTGCTTAATGTATTGAAAACGAACGGTTTTACTAAAAACATGGAGCGTTACATCGAATACGGCGAAGCGATGGGCGGTTTTGTGATAAAAGTGTATCACGACGGAAAAAAGAACGTCAAAGTTTCATTCGCGACAGCCGATTGTATGTATCCTTTGTCAAATGATAGCGAGAATGTAGACGAATGTGTTATTGCTAATAGTTTTCATAAAAATAATAAATACTATAAGTTACTTGAGTGGAATGAATGGAAGGGGAAGGAAGAGAAAGTATACACAATCACGACGGAGTTATACCAGTCGGACAATCCAGATGAACTTGGTGGAGAAGTAAGTTTGAAATTGCTGTTTAATGACATCGAGCCAGTTGTTCCACTCCCGCCGCTTACACGTCCGACTTTCATTTATATCAAACCTAATATCGCGAATAACAAAAACTTAACTTCACCTTTAGGCATTTCCATTTATGCTAACGCATTGGACACATTAAAAACGCTTGATTTGATGTTCGATTCATACTATCAAGAATTCAAATTAGGCAAAAAGAAAGTGTTAGTGCCTTCGAGCTTCGTTAAAACGGCAGTCGGATTCGATGGTTCAACTACACAATATTTCGACTCAACCGATGAAGCCTTTTTCCTTTATCAAGGTGACCAGGATGCAGATGGTAAATCAGTAAAAGATATATCTGTTGAGATACGTTCAACGGAGTTCATCGAGTCTATAAACGCAATGCTACGTATTTATGCGATGCAAGTTGGATTATCTGCTGGCACATTCACTTTCGATGAAAACGGCTTAAAAACAGCTACAGAAGTTGTAAGCGAGAAGTCAGAAACTTATCAAACTAAAAACAGTCATTCGCAATTAATTGAACAAGGTATAAAAGAAATGATTGTGAGCATTCTCGAAGTTGGAAAATTTATCGAAGCTTATAGCGGCGATATAGTTGAGTTAGACACTATTACAGTCGATTTTGACGATTCTATAGCACAGGATGAAGATACAACAATTAATCGTTATACGAATGCGAAAAATCAAGGTATGATTCCGCTGAAAATTGCTCTACAGCGCGCTTGGAATATTACAGATGCAGAAGCGGAAGAGTGGAAAGAAGAGATAGAAAAAGATGCACGAGCGGAAATTCCGGGGAATGATTTATCTGGATTGTTGGGAGATATTGAGCTGCCAGATGAAAACGCGGATGGGACATTAGAAGCTAGTGCTGTTGCAGGCGAAACTATTCAAGAAGTGTCACTAAACGGCGCCCAAATAACTTCATTAGTCAATATAGTTCAATCAGTTGCTAAAGGAGAACTTCCTTATAATTCAGCACTTGAAATGATTGTTGCTGCATTTCCATTTGACGAAGAAAAAGCGAGAAAGATTTTAGCGGATGCAGGCAACGGCTTCACTATCAAAGAGAAGGAAAAGACCTCTAAAAAGGAAGTGGATTAGATGGCGCTAACTCCTCGACAATTAGACTTATTTGTGCAACCGGTCGTTGATGTGTACACAACACTCGAAAATGAACTGTTCACTCTTATTGTTCGACGATTGAAAACAAAGAAAAATATCAGCGCTGACAATATACTTGCTTGGCAAATAGAAAAACTTAATCAAGTTCATGCACTAGATCAGCAAATGATAAATAAAATTTCCAAAGCTTCCGGCGTATCTGCTAAGAAGCTTTTTTCTATTGTCAAAGACGCAGGATATAGCGATTTAAAACAAGTAGATAACTATTTCAGCAAATTAGCCGAAGCTGGTGCTGTGTTACCACTTGTGGCTGACGGACAAACGATAGTCGATAAAGTAATGAGAAGTTATTTTAAGTTAGCACAAAGTAACTATAATCGCGTCAATCAAACGATGTTATCGCAAGCAAGACAAATCTATTCAGATATCATTCACGAAACGACACAGAGCGTCTTAGCTGGTTTAAAAACACATAGACAAGCATTAGCTGAGGCAGTAACTAAATTCGCTGAAAATGGCGTTCCTGCGCTTGTAGACAAGGCAAATAAAAGGTGGACACCTGAAGCTTACGTCCGAACTGTTACAAGAACAACCGTCAACAGTGTTTATAACAGCATTGAAGATGAGCGGATGGGTGAATACGGCGTTGATTTAGTACGTATTTCACAGCACATAGGAGCACGACCAACCTGTTCACTTGTTCAAGGCAAAGTTATCTCTTTGTTATCTGTTGAAGAAACTCGCTCAAAATACGGCAATAAATACATGTCTATTTACTCGCCAGAATTGCGATATGGCTATGGCGATGGAATTTTCGGTTGTAATTGCCGTCATCATCGTTTTGCATTTATTGAAGGCATTAACATTGCGCCAGACGAGAGCGAGTTAATAGACGAAGAAGAAAACAAACGCGTCTATATGTTGAGTCAGCAACAACGCTTAATTGAACGTGATATAAGAGCAGCTAAACGCAAACTGTCAGCTGCCGAAGAATTAGGCGATGAACTAGCAGTTAAAAAAGCAAAACAGGCTGTTAGAACGAAGCAAAGCAAGCTAAGAGCATTTGTAAAAACGCACAATTTAACTAGGCAGTATAGCAGAGAAAAAGTATATGCATAACATTCGACCTGAACGAAAGTCGTTAAAAGTCGGCTCTCGTGATCGTATCACGTAAAAACAACGTAGGAGGAATAAGAAATGGAAAGAGACTTTTTGAAGGAATTAGGCTTGGAAAAGGAAACTATCGACTCTATTATGGTCGAACATGGTAAGTCGATTCAGAACGAAAAGGACAAGGTAACATCAGCGGAAGCAGAAAGAGACGGGCTTAAAAGCCAGCTTGCGCAACGGGACGATGATATCGAAGCTTTAAAAACTGATTCCGGAACGAGCAAATCTTTAAAAACTCAATTGGAAACACTGCAAGACAATTACGAAACTTTGAAAAAAGATTCGGAAGCTAAATTAGTAGAAACTCGCAAAGGTGCAGCGCTTGATTTAGCTTTAGCAAATGCGAAAGCAAGAAATCCGAAGGCTGTAAAAGCTTTACTGGATAACGACAAACTAGAACTAACAGACGAAGGTTTGAAAGGCCTTGACGAACAGCTAGGAGCATTGCAAGAAAGCGATGCTTATTTGTTTGCTCAAGAAAGCGAAAATGTAGCACTCAAATGGGGCGTAAGCGGAAACCAAACAGGTGGAACAGGGGGACAAGGCGCATTAAAGCTGCCTAACCAGGTACTAAATGAGCACAGAATCACCAAATAATTATTAAACGGAGGTAATAAATTATGGGTTTTAATCCAGATACAACGACAATGCAAAGTGCAAAAACAGGTTCTATTCCGATTAACATTTCGGAACAAATCATTACAGGTGTGAAAAATGGTTCAGCGGCTATGAAATTAGCTAAAGCAGTACCAATGACAAAACCAGAAGAAGAATTTACATTTATGTCGGGTGTGGGCGCTTTTTGGGTAGATGAAGCGGAACGCATTCAAACAAGTAAACCAACATTCACAAAAGCGAAAATGAGATCTAAAAAAATGGGTGTTATTATCCCAACGACTAAAGAAAATTTAAACTATAGTGTAACTAACTTTTTTAGCCTTATGCAAGCTGAAATTGTTGAAGCTTTTTACAAGAAATTTGACCAAGCGGTCTTTACAGGTGTAGAAAGCCCATACAATTGGAATATTCTAAAATCAGCTACTGATGCAAGTAATTTGGTAGAAGAAACTGCTAATAAGTATGATGATTTAAACGAGGCTATCGGATTGATTGAAGCTGAGGACTTAGAACCGAACGGAATTGCAACGATTCGTAAGCAACGCGTTAAATATCGCAGCACTAAAGATGGTAATGGTATGCCGATTTTTAATACTGCTACCTCAAATGGTGTTGATGATGTCCTTGGTTTACCAATCGCATACACACCTAAATATACTTTTGGTGACAAAGATATCTCCGAATTGGTTGGGGACTGGAACCAAGCTTATTACGGCATCCTTAGAGGTGTTGAATATGAAATCTTGACCGAGGCGACACTTACAACTGTGGCTGATGAAACTGGGAAACCATTAAACTTAGCTGAACGGGACATGGCAGCAATCAAAGCAACTTTTGAAGTTGGATTCATGGTTGTTAAAGATGAAGCCTTTTCTGTTGTTCAACCAAAAGCGGGAAACTAATGGCGGCGCGGTCGGGTGAAACTGATAGCGCGCCGATTCAAGACTTTCCAACTATGACAGTAGCAGAATTGAAAGAAGAGCTTGTAACTAGAAATATCGAATTTACAAGTAATGCGAAAAAAGCGGAGTTAGTGGCTCTGTTGGAAGGTAGTGAGTGATATGCCTTACACCACATTAGAATTTTATACTAACGAATATGCGGGGGAGCATTTGGAACAGGAAGAATTTAACAAGTTGTTAAAATCCGCAGAGCGAGAGATTGACACCGAAACAAAATATCGTGTGCGACAAAGAGGGATAGAAGCGTTTAGCGAATTTATTCAACGTCAAATACAACTGGCTACTTGTAATCAAATTGAATATTACAAAGAAGCTGGAGGGACGAGTGAGCTAGCTGTTTCTAAACCAGATAACGTGTCAATAGGTAGAGCGTCTATAAGTGATAGTAATTTTGCTTCTACTGCAACTTCTGTTAACAAGGGGATGTTGGGCAGTAAAGTAAGAGAGTATTTAGCGCCTACTGGACTTCTTTATAGTGGGATAGGTGTTCGCTAATGAAAGTAGTAAAACCGCCGACCAACGTCCCTCAATTGCCTCTTGACTGGCTAATTCATAACATTAGTTACGAAGCGTATAAAGAAGAAGATAGACACAATCAAATCGTTTATGAAAAAGGCATTGAGATTGAACATGTTCGTGTCGATTTTTCAAAATCAAATCAAATCGCTGGATTATCTGATAGTGATAGATATGACGCGATTATTTTTATTGATGCAGTGAACAGCATGAACGTGCCAGATGATTTTATAAGTAGATCGAGAATTTTTTTCTCTGGAAAAGCTTATAAGATTGTCAAAGTTATACCTTGTTATGCAACCTCTGAAAATGTGCATCATTGGGAAATCGAGGTGGTTTAATGCCGATTAAAGTACGTGTGGACCTCTCAAAAGCAAAAGGGAACGTAAAAAAGGCGAAAGAAAGAGGTCAGTTTGCTTTAATTAATCAAGCGGCCGCTGATATTGCACCTTATGTCCCCTTTTTGGAGGGTGATTTATCAAATCAATACGTTATTATGAACGACAAAGAAATAATGTGGACATCTATTTATGCGCGGAGACTCTACAACGGAATAAACTTCAATTTCACACTCACACATCATCCGTTAGCTGGTCCTAAATGGGACCAACGTGCAAAAGTAGATAAGCTAGAAAGTTGGATAGAAGTAGCGCAAAAAGCGGTTGAGGAGGGATTATAATGTCATTAGATTTTTTGGACAGTGTCATGGATGCTATCGAAAACAACGTCGATTTAAAAGATATGAAATTAAGAACAGCGATATTAAAACCCGAGTCAATCGCTTTGCTGCTGACTCCAAATAACGATAAACAAGGTTATCAAGACGGCTCTTATGAGCGGTCTTTTTCTTTTAACCTAAACGGCTCTAGCAAGCAAGAAATGAAAGTTTTAAATGTGTTGAATGCTATTACTGCTTATTTTGATAACACAGAATTAGAAAGCATTCAGAGCTTAAATAACAGCTTTGTGCTAGAAGACAAAGAAACAACTAGTGTGCCGAACCTCGTTTCTGCTAGTGACGATGGAACGTTTATTTATAGCGCTAGTTTCAAAATCAAATTATATATTGAAAGTGAGGAAAAATAAAGATGAGAATTAAAAACGCAAAAACGAAATATTCTGTTGCTGAAATTGTTACTGGTGCAGGTGAACCGGATTGGAAACGACTATCCAAATGGATTACAAACGTGTCTGACGATGGTTCGGACAACACGGAAGAGCAAGGCGACTATGACGGTGATGGCAACGAAAAAACGGTTGTGCTAGGTTACTCAGAAGCTTACACATTTGAAGGGACACACGATCGTGAAGATGATGCACAAAACTTAATTGTCGCTAAACGTAGAACGCCAGAAAATCGCGGGATTATGTTTAAAATCGAAATTCCAGATACCGAAACAGCTATCGGTAAAGCGACTGTTTCGGAAATTAAAGGCTCCGCGGGTGGCGGCGATGCTACAGAATTCCCAGCGTTTGGTTGCCGCATCGCTTATGATGAAACACCTACGGTTACAAAACCCTGAGGAGAGCCCGTCCAGCGTCGAAGTGGACCACAATACAATTACCGTTAAAGTAGGAGAAACATTTACTATTAATGCTTCTGTATTGCCAGTGGGAGCTAGTCAAGAAGTAACTTACACTTCATCTAATCCACCGAAGGCAAAAATCAATAGCGTGGGTACAGGTGAAGGCGTAGCAGAAGGAACAGCAAACATAACAGTTGCATCTAAAGAAAGTACTTCTATCAACAAAGTAGTACAAGTAACAGTAGAAGCAGCAGATTAATAAATGAAGCCCTTACGTTTATAGTAGGGGCTTTTAAATTGGAGGAAATCATACATGGCACAAAATAATGTAATCAATATTCAATTAGAAGAATCATATCAAGAGTTTCAACTTGGCACGGAACTGTTTAGAGTCGGTTTAGGTGATGAAATGCGCCGCAAATGGATTGAAGCAGATGAGAAGTACAAGAAGAAACTGGAAAAGTTAAATAAATACAACATTGATAATACAGACGAAATGAGTTCAGAAGATTATTTTGCTTTAGAAGAAGATGTTAAAGAAGCTTTAACTGAAGCGTATGCAGTTTTATTAGACGACGAAGAAGCATTCTCTAAATGTTACAAGCAATGCAAAGATATTTTAAAAATGTATCAAGTATACGATCAAGTTGCAGAAAGTATCGTTGGTTCAGTAGAAAAACAACAAAATGAAATTCAAAAGAAATATAAAGCAAAAATGACAAAAAAAGCGAAGTGATTTAAATGCTTTCGCTCGCTTTTGGAGTTAATGATATTTACGAATACGAAGGGAAAGAATATAAGCTCGATTTAGCTTTTGACAACGTTCTAAGAGTGATTGATTTAACGGAAGATAATAGTTTGTCTGATGTGTTCAGAGCTAACCTCGCAATTGATGTGCTTTTTGCTGATGATATGCCTTGGCCACGTTCAAATGAGGAAGACGAATACGCGAATATTGAAGAAAAATCACTGGTACTTATTGATATTTTCACTAATTATATTGTTAAAGAAAATGATGATGGTCTGCTTTATGATATCGACGGAAACAAGATGCCAAGCGCTACAAACAACAATGACGATGCGGAAGAAATTGCTTCATATTCGTTAACGCAAGATGCGGATTATATCTACGCTTCTTTTTTACAAGACTACAATATTGATTTATTAGATAGTCGAGGGAAAATGCACTGGTATAAGTTTAGAGCATTGTTAGAAAGTTTGCGTGATGATACAACAATTAAAACGATAATCGGCATTAGGCAAGCGGAATTACCTTCTGGGAAAGGAACAGAAAAAGAACGAAACGAATTAATTAAACTGAAAAACAGATATAAGTTAAAAGATTAGAGGTGAGAACATGAGCGATGGATCAGTAGTAATTGAGATTAGTTTAGACGATAAAAAAGCAGATAAACAACTTGATGCGTTTGAAAAAGATTTGGCAAAAGCAGGAACAAACGCTGGGGCGGCATTAGATAAAGCATACAGAGAAGCAGTGTCTGATATTGCTAGTCAATCAAAACGATTAAAAGACACATTTGTTAATGCGTTTAAAAGCATGGGAAACGCAGGCTCAAATGCTTTAAAAGCTAGTTTAAACTTTATACGTGAGTTACCTTCTAATGTACAAGCGGCACTATCTAAACTTGCATCCACTGTAAAAACTGGATTCGTAAACGCTGCTAAAGCATCTATTACAGCGGTTAAAAATCTTGGAACGAGTATCAAAAACACAGCAGTTAATATCAAAAACGGCTTCTTTTCAATTGCTAAGACAGTACAAAGTAGTATTGTGTCAGCTGTTAAAATATCAATTAATGTCATTAAATCCATCCCCGGCGCAATTAAAAGCGCTGGAATCAGTATTAAATCCGCATTAGTAAGTAGTTTACAAGCAGCTAAATCGGCTGCTATTTCTTTTGCTCAAACTACTGTAAAAGTTATTAAAAGTATTCCAGGAGCTGCTAAAACAGCGGCTACAGCAGTGAAAAACAGTTTCGTAGTAGCTTACAAAGCGGTGGTAGTTGCTGCTTATATGAGCGTAAAAGGAACTATTAGCGCTGTGAAAGCTATTCCTAGTGCTACAAAATCAGCAGCGTTAGCAGTAAGTAGCGCAATGAAAACAGCTTTTAGCGCTGTAGCAAGCGCGGCGAAAACGACAGGAACAACAGTGAAATCAGCATTAAAAACAGGCTTTAGCGCTGTGAAATCCGGAGCTAAAGCGGCTGGCCAAGCTGGTATTTCAGCATTAAAAGGCCTAGGGAATATTGCAAAAAGCACTGGTTCGTTAATTAAAAGTGGATTAGTAAGCGGATTTAACGCAGCGAAAGCGGCGGCGAAAGGTGCAGGCGCCGGAATGCGTGAAGCGCTTAAAAATTCAGTTGAAAAGCCCGCCGAACAAGCTCGCTTTAGTATTCTCAGATTAGCAGCAGCGTTCGGATTAATTGCAGCAACTAAAAATGTTGTGGGTAGCGCTATTGGTCGAGTTGATACGATTGATACTGCAACTAAATCGTTAACAGTCCTTACTGGTTCAGCAAAAGATGCGCAACTAGTTATGACAGACCTTACAGCGGCTATCGATGGTACACCAATTGCGCTCGATGCCGTCGCTTTAGGCGCTAAAAAAATGGTTGCGGCAGGCATGAAAGCGGCGAATGTAAAACCTGTATTCACCGCTATTGCTGACGCTGCCTATGGTGTCGGAAATGGTTCAGAATCAATTGACCAGATGACAGATGCTATCTCAGCATTACAAGCGTCTGGTGTTGCTTATGCAGACGATATTAACCGTTTAGTTGACGCGGGTGTTCCTGCTTGGCAAATTTTAGCGAATTCGACTGGTAAATCTGTTGGAGAAATGAAGAAATATGTTTCCGAGGGATCATTAGAATCAACTAGAGCTATTGCAATGCTAACAAAAGGTATCGAAGAAGGAACAACAGGAATGGCTGGGAACACGGCTAAAATGGCAGGTCTAGCAAAAACAGCAGGTAACACTATCAGCGGTTCATTTGCGAACATGAAAACGGCAGCTGTTAAGAGTCTTGCGAATATCGCCGAAAACTTAAAAGGCCCGATTATCCAAGCGTTAGATGTAGCTAAAAATGCATTCAAACAGTTTGCGGCAGTAACAGCAAGTCCTGAATTCCAGAAAAAGCTTTCTGATTTAATTCAGAAAATAAAAGAGTTTATACCTGTTTTAATTGAATGGGCGCCAGTTTTGGCAAAAGTAGCCGCTGGATTTGTGGCTTTTAATATTATTAGTAGTGTGTATTCTAAAGTCGCTGGTTTGGTTATGGCGTTTAGAGGTTTAGCAAGTAGCGGTACGTTGCTCGGCGGGATTGTTAACACAGTGAAGGGAGCTTTTGTAGGGTTAAAAGCAGCACTAGGTTCAGCATCCGTAGCATTTGGAGTAATTACAGCAGTGATAGGGTCTGTAGTGGCAGTTCTTTATGGCATGTATACCGCCTTCAAGGAAAACACGGCAGGGATTAAAGGCTTTTTATCTGGTATGTGGGATGCAGTGAAAAATAGTTTTGGTAAAATAGTAGATGTTTTTAAACAAATAGTATCAGCCCTAAAACCAGTTGGGAGCGGATTTAAAGATATCTTAAAATACATTGGTGTTGGTGTTTGGGTTGCTTTTGGCATTGTATTAGCGACTGTCGTTGATATTATTCAAGTGCTAGCAAGAATTGTGTTAGTTGCGATTAAAGGACTGCAAGGACTTTACTATGCTATTAAAGCGGCATTTCAAGCGCTACAAGGTGATTTAAAAGGCGCTAAGAAAAGCTTAGAACAGTCCAAAGATGCTTTTGTCGATGCGGGTTCTGCTATTAAAGATGCGTTTAACAAAGATAATTATGCGCTCACGGGCACTATTGAGTCTTTAAAAGAAATGGGTGGAGAAGCTGAAAAAACAGGTGCAAAAGCAGAAACATCTAATAAAAAGATAGCTAACAGCTTGAAGATAGTTGAATCTACTGCTAAGCAAACAGAAACAACAGTTTCGAAGTCAAATCAAGCAATTGATACGATGTTAAGCGGTGGAGTAGATCAGTACGGCAATAAACTTAGCGAGAAAACTAAGTCGTTCTTGAATTCTGCTAAAGAGCTATACAGTCAGTATCAAGAATCAGCTAAAAAGTCACAAGATGCTTATACTGCTGCTATGGAAAAGGCGCAAAGCCTAGAAGGAGATAAGCGTAAAAAAGCTATAGCAGATGCAAATAAGACTTTAGTAGACGAAACAACAAAGAATAATAGCACATTACTAACTTTGCAAAGTGATTATTCAAATATGCTAAAAACAAATCGTTGGGCCGATGGGCAAGAGTTAACAGCTCAGCAGAAGAAGTTTTTACAACAACAAACTACTGATATTCAAACAGAATTAGCGAAACAAAATCAGCTATATGTTGAAGCAAATTTACTACGACTAGAACAAGGTAAAAGCTTAAATGAAAAGGAAAGAAATACGAGCTTAGAAGTTCAAAAGAGCTTATATGAAGAAAAGAAAAAAGCTGTTGAAACTGGCGAGAAATCGCTTGCTGATTTGAAAAAGAAAAAAGCGGACGCTTCAACTGAAACCGAAAAAGCGAACTATCAAATCCAAATCGACGAACAAACAAAGAAAAATCAAACATTGTCTACTAACCTTAAAAATTGGGCATCTGAAATGAACTCAATTATTGCGAATGGCGGAACTTTAAACGCACAAACATTCGCAAACGGTTTGTCTCAGCTTGGAAATATTAGTGATGAACAGTTATCCGCTTTATGGCAAAACTTTGTTTCTACAAGCACATCAATTGATAATACGTTAGCAGGATTAGCTGGCATAATGGGTCAGCGTGGCGGAGAAGGAGTACAAGCTTTTGTCACAGCGCTTCAAAGCGGTGATTATACTACAGCAGCTTTAAATATTAATAATGATGTTCTAAGTACTATTTCTAGCTTACCAAACGGCATGTTTTTGAATGGGGAAAACGGAAAAAATCAATTTTTAACTGCTATCAAATCCGGCGATTTTCAGGGAGCTGGCAAATATTTAGTCGATGGCGTAAAAATGGGCACTGACTCTATTGACTCGGAAATGAAAACAAAAGGTCAAACTGGCGGACAGAACTTTGCGGACGGTGTAAAAGGTAAAGAAGGCGCTGCTAAATCAGCTGGTTCAGCAGTTAAAAATAAAGCAAAAGAAGGCGCGACAGACCCGAACGCATTCAAAGCAGTTGGTTCAAAAGACAGCGCGGGCTTTAACAATGGAGTTATGGGAGGAAAAGGCGGCGCTTATTCAGCTGGGTCAAGCGTGGGGAATTCTGCTAAATCTGGTGCTGGTTCGGTTGATTCTAGTGGAGTTGGTTCTGATTTTGCTTCTGGATACGTAAACGGCATTTTGAGTGGTATGGGCGCGGTTGGTAGAGCGGCTGCTTCTTTGGCAAATAAAGCACTAGCGGCAGTTCAGAAAAAACAAGACTCGCATTCACCTGCTAAAAAATCTAAAAAATTAGGTGGAGACTTCGGCTCTGGTTACTCATTAGGTATTGCCAGCAAGACGAAAGCAGTCAATAAAGCCGCAAGTAATCTCGTTGCTGGGGCGCTTGGAACTGAATCGCAAATCAAAAAACTATCTAGTACGTTGAAAGACAAAATATCATCAGCGATTGACGCGGGATTGCATTCTAAGAATAAGAGCAGTGGCCAACTCAAACAAGCTAAGGCCCTGAATAGTATTGAAGGTTACATTGTTCAACAAACAAACAGATTAGCAGCGACAGCTAAGAAACGTGATAAAGTAGTCGCTCAATTAAAAGCTGCTAATACTAAAATGGCGGACTTGACGAAGCAGAGTAAAGAGTATGCAGCTTCAATTACTGAAAAAATGCAAAGTTATGGATCTATTAGCAATGTAGACCCAGAAAATCCGCAATCAATCCAAGCAGAAATGCAGAAACGCTTAAAAGAAATTAAAGCTTTTCAAGCAAATGTTGAAAAATTGCGTAAAAAAGGTGTTAGCAAAGACATTATAAACGACATTCTGGAGGCGGGAGTAGAAAATGGTTCATCTTATGCGCAAGCTCTTGCTAAGTCTGACGCTAAAACTATCAAAGCGATTAATAGCACGCAGAATCAAATCAATTCAGCATCTAAGTCAATGGGAAACACAGCGGCTAATGCGATGTATTCTGCTGGTATTAACGCAGCAAGAGGTTTAATAAACGGACTAAACAGTCAGAAAAAACAACTAGAAAAAACAGCTAAGAGCATTGCTAACACAATCACTAATTCAGTGAAAAAGGCGCTTAAAATTCATTCTCCTTCACGTGTGGCCATCGAACTCGGAAAATTCTTCACGGGAGGCCTTGGAAATGGAGTCTTAGCTGGCGCTAAAGGAGCTGTTCAATCAACTAACAAAATGGTTGATAAAGTAGTAAACGCCGCTTCTAATATGACGGTACCGGCTATCAATCTCCCGAAAATCTCTGCAGAAAAAGCATTGGGCCTAAAAAGCGTAGATTTAAACAGAACTATCACCGTCAAAACAATTATTGACAACAAAACAAAAGAGTCTAGCAACGCTGATTTAATCAAAGCTATTCAACAATCTGGCGATAGACCTATTAACTTTTATGTTGACGGCAAGGATCTTGCAGATAATACAAATAATCACTTAGGAAGTTCTACATCACTAGCATTCTATGGGAAGGGGCTATAATATGGCTACATCGCTGGCATTAGTAATTGAAGGTAAAACATATATGCTTAATGAATTATTTGATTTAGAGGTAGGAGAAGTGAGCAGAGAACCGCCGCAAATAGTTAATAATTATACTGAATTCGCTGGTTCTGACGGCGCTAGAACGACAGACAGTAACTTTAGCATGTTTCTTATCTCGTTTTTGTGCCATTTCAGAACAGAATCAGCAGACTTATACCACGTAAAACTAGATGAGTTAATGGAATTGATTTATCAAAGGAGCGAGTATTTTTTAGTTCATTCTAAAACGCCTGGTAAAAAATATAGAGTACATCCGAGTGACGTTGGTATTGACCGCAAAGCTCCGGGATACGCAGATTTGACACTTGAATTCGATGTGTTTCGAGGTTATTCAGAATCGCTAAGTTCTACGCTTAGCGATTCTGAAATTGATTGCGATAAATGGCAATTTGGTCAAGGTCTAGCAATGGAGGATTATAGATATACTCACACTAAAAGTCGTTTCATCATTTATAATGGCGGTAGTTTTGACATAGACCCGCGCGAACATTATTTAGCAATTACTTTGCGTGGTCAGAATGAAGGAGAATTAACAATTAATAATATTACGACAGGCGATAGATTTATCTATTATCCATCGTTAAGTACAACAGACACATTAATTATTGATTGCGCTACACCTAGAATAAACGGAAATCCCTGCGGTCGTAACACGAATCACGGTTTAATAAGTTTGAAAAAAGGAGAGAATCTTATCGAGATTAGCAATACTAGTCATTTAGATACGAAGTGGGATTTCTCCTTTTTGTACAAGTAGGTGAATATATGAATAGCGATATTATAGTTGCTGATTTTTGGAAGAATAACGAAGAAATATTAACAGATTTCGATAAAGATAGTTTTTGCGAAAGTTGGACAGAAAACGAGATGTGGAGTATTGAGTTTAAGGTAGTACAAACTCCCAAGAACGCTCACTGCTATTCTTTTTTAGATTATGAAAGTTCTGTTTTTTTTGGAGGGCAAGAATTTGTCGTTAAACAATTAAGTCATGATGCTGTCGGAAAAACGCTATCGAAAGATATTAAAGCGCCTCACATTTATTATACATGTCAAGATGGGCGACAAGACGACACTATAACAGGTTCTTTTACTTTAGAACAGTGCTTAACTCATATCTTTAAATCTGATAGCAGGGGCTTTTCATGGGAGATAATAGACCCTTCCAATATACTAGAAAAAGTTCAACAAGAAAACTTTGGAAATAACAACTACTTAACACTTATTGATCAATTACTCGATGATTATGGAGTAGTCGTTATACCAGACAATCGACACTTAGTATTTAAACCGCGCGAAAATTATGGAGCTAAGACAGAAAATTTCATCAGATATAAATACAATACAGACGAAGCAAGTTTTGATATTGATACTCTTTCGTTAAAAACGAAAATTAAAGGATATGGAAAAGTTGATAGTAACGGAAATAACTATTTTTCTCCAGTCACATACACTAGCCCGGAAGCAGAAAAATGGGGCATTCGTTGGCAAGAACCCGTTTCAGATGAACGATACACTGTTGTAGGTAACATGCAAAGGCGACTTAAACTTGAATTACAAGACTATCCAGCAACAACAGGAAGCGTGATATTGAAGAATGATTATGAGTGTGAAAAAGGTGATTATGTTCTATTTATTTATGAACCGCTTGGCATTGATTATGATGTGCAGATAGTTGCATATAAAAAATACCCATTCACAATAAAAGCGCCAGAAATCACACTTTCAAATAATAAAAAGTCGATAGTATCAATAATGGCCCAATTAGCAAAAGTATTGAAAGGAGCGAAATAGATGTTAAATCTTGATAAATGGGGAAATACACTTTTTGATTCTAATAAGTATCAGCAGTTTAATGCTAATATGGAAAAATTAGAAAAAGATTCATTAGCAAAAGATGTAGATATAAATGCAACTAATAACAGAATTGATAATGTTGTTTTAGAAGCTGGCGGAAATAATATTACTGAAGTAGTAGATGCTAGAACTAGCAAAAACGGTCAAGTCTACAGCACTTTAAACTCGCGGCTAAATGGTGACTATTCAGCAATTGCAAGTGATTTAGCTGAATCAAATGCGCTACTTCAAACAGTAAACGAAGAAAATAAAGTATTAAAAAGTAAACTAGATGAATTGTACGGTAATTCTGCATCAAATATTGAGTATTATGTTAGTTCAACAAACGGAAATGATGTAACAGGAACAGGAGCTATTGATGCACCATTCAAGACGATTCAAAAAGCTGTAAATATGGTTCCGAAAGTAAAAGTAGGAGGCTTTATTTATATCTTTTGTGAGCCGGGGCAATATAACGAAGATGTAGTAGTACAGTCGTTCAGCGGCGCAGAATGCTTTTATATCCAGCCTACAAATTTAGCAACAATCGACCCAACAACTGGACAAACAGGTTTTTTTGTTAAAAGTATTCTGTTTTCTGGCATCATGTTTCAGTGCGTGGTACAAGGACTTAATTCTATGAGTACGGCAGTGAATAATAATTCTACGGTAATTCAGTTTGCAAGGTGCTGGTACGGCACAGTTACTAAATGCCGATTTGACACTAATTTGAAAGCAACTAATATTACAACTGTGCAATACAATCAATCTCGAGGTAACTGTTATAGCAACTATTTTAAAAATCAAAACATTATTATGTCGTCCGAGTACATGGGACACGCTTTATTTGCATCAACAAATACATGCGAAGCAACTTCGAATGTCGGCTTAAAAGCTGCTAGCGGAGGCATTTTGGTTAAGTCTGGTACGCCAGTTTTAAACGCTACTACCGCAGAATTGAAACAAGCGGGAGGTCAGATATTCTAATGACAAATCAAATCTTTAAATCAGCTATTCTTGATTTTTCTGTTAGTGCACAGAACGCTAAAGCTAATGTTCCTCAGATAAAATTTAGTACGCAAGACTCTGGAGGGACTGCGCGATTAAAGTTTACTGCAAAAAAAGATGATAACAATTTACCACTTTCAAGCGCGGCAGAGGTAACGCTTGCTATGGTATTGTCTGTTGGCAAAAAATACGAAAGTAGCTACATTGTTAATCCAGAAATAATTAACAGAACAGAAGGTGTTTTTGAATACTCATTGACTGATGAGCAAATAAGTCACGACGGACAAGCTAATGCAGAATTGTACGTTAAATATCCAAATCAAACAATGCAAATCAATCGTTTTAGTTTTGTTATTGAAAAAGCGATGATTGATGATAATTTTTTGCCCGTTGCTACCTATTATGTTGAAAAATGGGATGATTACGAAAAAATATTTAACGAAAAAGTGGAAATTCTTCAAAATGAAATTGATGATTTGCAAGGACAAGCTACTGAATTAAAAAACACATTCGATAGTCTTAATCCAGACCAATTTCCCCAAAAAGCAGATTTTGAAAATCATATAAACAACACAAACATTCATGTGACGATGACTGATAAAACAAATTGGAATACAAAAGAAAATACTGCGGGATCACAAGCAAAAGCGGATAGTGCATTAAACTCTGCTAAAGCATATACAGATAGCAAGATGGATAGTTACGGAGCTTGGATAAATGTACCCCTCGCCTCTGGTTACTCAACTGGCGACAGTAATACACCTCAATATCGACTGGTAGCAAAACAAACTTCTACCGGTTTGAAAACTTTTGCTGAATTCCGCGGATCAGTTGCTGGTACATTTATTAGTACAGCAAATAGTACTCTTGCAACAATGCCCGCTGGCACAAGACCAATTGTCACTTATTACGGTGCTGCCACTTCAAATAACGGGAACGGTGGTCGTATTGCTATTCCAGTTGACGGAAAGCTATTACAAGTGTCATCTACAGATAATGCTAATCCTTCGTACGTAAGCCTTTCAACGATATTATACGAAGTTGGCAATTAGGAGGAGTAAACATGAACTATAAACAGTTTTACGCATATGATGAAAATGGCAATTATCTCGAAACAATACTTGTGTTTGAAGATGAAAAAGGTTTAATCAATCAACCGAAAAATTCTACAAATATTGAACCTTCCATAATCGAAAACGGCATAGCAAGAGCAATGTATTATCCGCGTTGGAATGGGGAAGATTGGGACGAAGACAAGAAAAGATGGGAATTAGAAAATCCAATCATACCCGCAGAAAAAACGGAAATAGAAAAATTAAGAGAGGAATTACTACTCACCCAAGAAGCGTTAGCGGCATTGTTCGAAAGTAATTTAGGGTGATGAAATGGCTTATATGATACCAATTTACGTGAATTTAGTGATGAATAATCGAAAAACTATTGAAGAAGTTCCTGCGAATTTGCGAGGTCAGGTAAAAGCAAAAGTGGATGAGCTAAAACAAGAACAACAACGAATACAGTCAGAAGAAATAGAAGCCGAATAGGCTTATTTTTTATGGGGGATGATGAAAATGTATGATGGGCTAACAAAAGTTTTTGATTATGCTTTAGCGAAAGAAATGTTCTTCGCGGCGCTCTTTGTAGCGCTTTTTATAATCTTACTAATTATCACAAAAAGAATTTGGGATGATTCAAAAATTGTAAGAATAGAAATGAAAGAAGAACGCGAAAAAGTGGAGGAAGAACGAGAGAAGCGTAATAAGGAATCGAAAGAAGAGAGAGATAAATTTATAAGTACGATGAACGAACAACAGCGATTGATGGATAGGCAAAATGACATGATGAAACAGCAACAACAATCAATTGACAGCTTGTCTAAATCAGTCGGAAAGTTAGCTCACAAAGTAGATTTGTTGGAACACAAAATAACGAAGTAAAGGATGATAGAAATGGAGTTTGGAAAAGAGTTACTAGTTTACATGACATTTTTAGTAGTTGTAACACCTGTGTTTGTTCAGGCGATTAAGAAGACGGAGTTAGTCCCGTCTAAGTGGCTTCCGACTGTTAGCATACTTATTGGTGCTATTCTGGGCGCATTAGCAACGTTTTTGGATGGCTCTGGATCGCTTGCAACGATGATTTGGGCAGGCGCTTTAGCAGGAGCTGGTGGCACTGGATTATTTGAACAATTTACTAATCGAAGCAAAAAATATGGAGAGGATGATAAATAATGACAAGTTATTATTATAGTAGAAGTTTAGCGAATGTAAATAAGTTAGCAGACAATACGAAAGCGGCAGCTAGAAAATTGTTAGATTGGTCCGAAAACAACGGAATTGAAGTATTAATCTACGAAACAATTAGAACGAAAGAACAACAAGCCGCAAATGTTGCTAGCGGAGCGTCTCAAACAATGCGCTCTTATCATTTAGTAGGACAAGCGCTAGATTTCGTCATGGCGAAAGGTAAAACGGTCGATTGGGGTGCTTATCGTTCAGACAAAGGCAAGAAATTTGTGGCAAAGGCAAAATCTTTAGGTTTTGAGTGGGGTGGTGATTGGTCTGGATTTGTAGACAATCCGCACCTTCAATTTAATTTTAAAGGTTATGGAACTGATACTTTTGGAAAAGGAGCTAGTACTAGTAATTCTTCTAAACCGAGCGCAAATGCGAACACGAACAGTCTAGGATTAGTAGATTATATGAATTTAAACAAACTAGATTCAAGCTTTGCGAATCGCAAAAAACTAGCGACAAGTTACGGAATTAAAAATTACAGTGGAACAGCAACGCAGAACACAACATTATTAGCGAAGTTAAAAGCAGGAAAACCACACACACCAGCAAGCAAAAACACATACTACACAAAAAATCCGCGAAAAGTTAAAACACTAGTACAATGTGATCTATACAATTCAGTAGACTTCACTGAAAAGCATAAAACCGGTGGCACATATCCGCCAGGCACAGTCTTCACGATTTCAGGGATGGGGAAAACTAAAGGCGGGACACCTCGCTTGAAAACGAAATCTGGTTACTATCTCACTGCTAACACGAAGTTTGTTAAAAAGATTTAGTTTAAAGCCCTCGCTTTCGCGGGGGCTTTTTAAACTGCTACATTCATTTCAAAGAAGTGTTTTTAAGCAATAATTAACTCATATTGTGTGACATAAACACAATATATAGAATTTGGAAGTTCAATCTCCTTGTACTTAAGCTGATTCGTTTTTTATTAAACTATATGTTGTGTATTATAGTGTCGAATGTAACACTATTTGTTTAGCTTTGTGCAAAGTTATTTACTTTGGTTGTGTGATTGGTTATGATAATTAGGAAGATAGGCTTTATTTATGTCTCTTGCCTTGTCTTCCCATATTTAATATTCTTTTCGTAGGGTCATTTAATCGTGTTCGCACGACGTATAGTAGCAGGGTGCTATATGCCCCAGGAAGTGGGTTTATAACTTACCGTTGGTCCCGATGGGAGACGCATCCCAATCCATCCCTTATTTTATTATGCTCCGTTTTATGACGGAGCACTTTATTTTTATACAGACGGGATGAGTGCTTAGTGGATGAAGCATCAGCGGAATATAGATTTGAGTTATTAACACTATTAAACGATTTTACTGAGAAATTTCATGGTAAAAGCATTATTCTTACAACAAAAGGAATAGGGCAAATAGTTATCTCATTATATGATGATAATTTGCCTCATTTATTAGGTATTAACAAAGTAGTAAAAAGAAAAACCGCAACCGCAATCCTCACAGAAATTAGAAATAATAAAATTACGTTAAATAGTATTATGGTACATAAAGATTATGAAAAGATATCAGATAGGGTGAAAAGTTATTATTTTTTACATGACGTTTTCATCCACAAAAGCATACAAATATGTGTAAAGGTAAACCCTATTGATAATCAAGGGGATTATATGAAACTAGATTTAGTTTTTTACCGAAAAGATCGAGACAAGTGCATTGTCTTGGGAGCGCAGAAAACACGAAATAATAATACATATAGACTTTGTACATTACATGTAAAAAAAACTACCAAAGAGCCATACATTCTCTCAAAAAGAGGTAAGATTGTAGATATAATTATATCGGATACGATATAAAGCCCTATTATATAAACATTAGGGCTTTTTTTATGCAAAAAAACACGCTAAACATAAGCTTAGCGTAATTGTTATATCAATTCATTTTATCTAAAATCGGTTTAAAGTATTTATCTTCCGCATCTCTACGTGCTTTTATGGCATCATCTTTCTTTTCAAATCTGCCTAAAAAATGTAATTTTTTTTGAAAGGTAATAGAAGCTTCCCATTTATTTCTTTTCTCATCCCAACGCACGCCTTTTATCCCACTCTTGTTTCTTGCTGTTAGTCTTTTAGTTTAAGCCTTTCTCTTTTACACATTTCCGAGACCACGTGACTATGCCTGTTATCGTGTGCCGTCTTTTTCTTTTAAAAAAAAATTCTTCTATTTTTTTTTTTTTTTT